CGCCGAGGAGGCGTACACCTTCGGTCGCTGGGCGATGGCGTGCATGGGCTCGCAGAAGTCCGCGCAGTTCTGCGCCGACAAGGGGCTCCGCGTCACCAAGGGCCACATCGAGGGCAACAACATCAGCGGCGGCTTCCTCGTTCCTGACGTTCTCGAGGCGAGTCTGATCAACCTCCGCGACCAGTACGGCGTGGCACGCCAGCACGCGCGCATCGTCCCGATGGGCAGCGATGTCCTTCGGATGCCGCGTCGCACCGGCACCGTGACCGCGTACTTCGTGGGCGAGGCCGCTGCCGGCACCGAGTCCGATCAGGCGTTCGATCAGGTCGCGCTCGTGGCGAAGAAGCTCATGGTCCTCACGACCATCAGCAGCGAGCTCAACGAGGACAACATCGTCGCTCTCGGCGACAACCTCGCGCAGGAGATCGCGTACGCCATGGCCAAGAAGGAGGACGAGTGCCTCTTCCTCGGCGACGGCACCTCGACCTACGGCGGCATCGTCGGCCTCACGGCTGCGATCGGCGCTGGCGGAACCTCCGACTCCGGCGAGACGCTGCTTTCCTCCGTGACCCTGACCGACTGCCGCGAGGCGGTGGGCAAGCTCGCCGCGTGGGCAGACACGCCGAACGCGAAGTGGTTCGTCAACCGCACGATCTGGAACAGCGTCTTCCTGCGCCTCGCTGAGGCTGCAGGCGGCACGACTGCCACCGAGATCCGCGACGACAACGGCTCGCTCTCGTTCTACGGCTACCCGGTCGTGTTCGCGCAGGCGATCCCGGCTGCGAGCACCAACGGCGACGTGCTGGCGTACTTCGGCGACATGAGCCTCGCGGCCTACCTCGGCGACCGCCGCGGCCTGACCGTGGAGTTCAGCAACTCGGCGCTCAATGCGTTCGAGCAGGATGAGGTGGCGGCGCGCGGAACCGAGCGCTTCGACATCAACTGCGCGAACGTCGGCGACGCGTCGGTCGCTGGTGCCATGATCAAGTTCACCCTCTAATCCGAAAGGCACCTAGACCATGCAATTCAACCAGACCACCCGCACCATCCCGCTCGCACCGACGAGCGTGGCGAGCAACGCGACGGCGACGCTCATCGTGGACACGCGCGGCTTCGACGCCGCGCAGTTCGTTGTCCTCCCGCAGACCGCAGCAGCGACCACCCGCGTGATCGCCCTGAAGGTCGGCGAGAGCGACACCACGTCGAGCTTCACTGACATCACGGGCTACGTCGGCGGCACCAACTCGGCGGGCGGCTTCACGCTGCCTGCGGAGATGGCGACCTCGGCGACCGCCGTGCAGCCGCTCGTGCTCAACGTCGATCTCATCGGCAAGAAGCGTTACCTGCAGCTTTCCTACACCCCCGGCACGACCGTCGTGGTCGGCGCGATCTGCAACCTGTCACGTCCGGCCACCGCGCCGAACGTGATCAGCGAGGCGATCTCCGCGCAGGGGACGAACGGGGCGCATGGCGCCGGAAACACGACCGTCGGTGTGGTCGTCAATCCGGGCAGCCAGCAGCTCGGCGCCTGATCCATCCGCCGGCCTTCGGGCCAGCACCGTGCGCACGACGCACATCGACGCAGGGGCGGCCTTCGGGTCGCCCCTGTGTCATTTGCGGTGTATCGTCCGCGCATGATCAAGCTTGACCTCGGCTGCGGCTCGCACCGCATTCCCGGCTACGTTCCCATCGACGACTCGCTCGGACACGATGTCCGCTCGCTGCCGTTCCGCGACGACAGCGTTGACGAGATCCGCGCGTCGCACGTCCTCGAGCACATCGCCTTCCGCGAGGCGCAGTCGGTGCTCGAGCATTGGTTCCGCGTGCTCAAGCCGGGCGGCACGCTGAAGGTCGCAGTTCCGGACTTCGAAAAGATCGTCACTTGGTATGGCGAGAACCGGGGCGGCGAGCTGCCGCTTGAGATGTACCTCATGGGCGGGCAGACGACGCCGCTCGACGGTCACAAGGCGATCTACCAGCAGCAGAAGCTCGTGGGGCTACTCGAGGCGGTCGGCTTCGTGGCGTGCGAGCCGTGGAAGTCAACCGACGACGACTGCTCAAGCCTGCCAGTGAGCCTCAACATCAAGGCGCGCAAGCCCGATACGCAGGTGCCGGTCGAGCCGCCGTCGTACCGCGACGTTGCGCTCTGCTACACGACGCCGCGCCTCGGCTTCACGGAGAATATGTTCTGCGCCACGACAGCCGGCGTAAAGCTGCAGATGAGCGTCCACCGCACGCAAGGCGTGTTCTGGACGCAGGGCATCGACCGCGTGCTCACGGACGCGATCGCGCGCCCGGAGGTCAAGTGGATCGTGACGGTGGACTACGACACGGTGTTCGTGTGGCAGGACATCGTGCGCCTGCGGACGATCGCGGAGGCGAACGCCTGCGAGATCCTCGTCCCGATGCAGGCAGGGCGCGAGCGGTCGTGCCCGCTCTTCACGATGCAGGACGAGAAGGGCAGGGTCCGCACGGCGATCCCAGCCGAGGACATGGACCGCGACTGCGTGGAGATCGCTACCGGGCACTTCGGGCTCACGATCATCAGCGCCGACGCGCTACGCAAGCTGGCGAAGCCGTGGTTCAAGGGCGAGCCCGCTCCGGACGGCGGATGGGGCGAGGGTCGCATGGACGACGACATCCACTTCTGGAAGCGGTGGGCGGAATCCGGGCGCAAGGCGTGGCTGTGCCCGCGCGTGCGCGTGGGGCACATGGAGCTGCTCGTCTCGTGGCCGGGTCCGGATCTCATGGTGCGCCACCAGAAGGTGAACGAGTACCACGCGATCGGCAAGCCGTGGTACGCGCGCTCCTAGAGTTGGGGCATGGCTGTCGGAACCTACGCGCTCACGTCGCTCGCAAACCTGAAGTCGTGGCTCGGCATCACCGCCAGCACGGATGACGCAGTGCTCGAGGCTGCGATCGACCGGGCGACGGCGCGCATCGAGACGTACGTCGGTCGGCAGATCCTCTCGCGTCCATACAGCGAGTGGCGCAGCGGCGCTGGCGTCGACTCGATCCGCCTGCACCAGTGGCCCGTATCGCAGGTCACGGGCGTATGGACGGGCGCGTACGCGGCGCTCGTCATCGGCTCTGGCGACGCGACCGACATCCGCGCGAGCATCAGCATCAATCAGGAGACTGGCACGCCGGCGGCGGTCCTCACTCGGACAGACTCGACCGGGGTCACGACAACCACGACGCACCTATTCAGCGCGTATCCAAACACGTCGGCGCTCGCCGTCGTGATCGGCGGAACTGCTGGCTACACCTGCACGCTCGGCAAGAACATCCGCACGGCGCAGCTCAGGCCGCGCGCGGCAGGCGACGTGGTGCTCTCGACTGTCACGCTCTTCGCCGCCGACACGGCGAGCGAATACACCTACGACTACGACACCGGGCGGCTCGCCATCGACCAGTCGTGGTGGGCGTACTGGCCGCTCGAGCGCGGGATCATGCCCGATGCGGTCAAGAGCGTGCTCGTGGAGTACACCGCCGGCTACGCGACCGTGCCCGACGACATCGAGCAGGCGTGCATCGAGATCGCCGCCATGATGTACCGCGACCGCCGGCGCGACGCCGGGCTCGCCTCCGAGAGCCTCGGCGACTACTCGTACACACGTGCCAACCGCGCGGAGGTCGATGCGGTCATGTCGGGCCTGCTCGCCGACTGGCGGGAGATCGCATGAGCGTCGATAGCCTCATCACCCAATACGGCATCGCGGCAACCACGCAGCGCCCCACGACTACCCGGGATAGCACGGGTTCGATCATCAACACCTACACGAACAGCCTCACGACGCTGACGGTCTACCTGCAGCAAGGCGGCGGCTCGGAGACGGACGCGATGGGCGCGCAGCGGAACACGCTATCGGCGGTAGGCTACGTGCCCGTTGGGACGGCTATACAGCCTCAGGATCGGCTCTTCGTCGGAACCGCCTTCTGGGACATCCAAGAGGTCCGGACGCCTGACGAGCGCTCTACGGGCGACGGCGTGGCTCATATGCGGCTCACCCTTACCCGGACGCTGCCGCTCTGATGCCTGCCCGCGTGAACTTCAACGCTAACGCAATTAGGAGGCGGCTGGAGGCTGCGCTTGTGACCGGCACGCTCGAGGCGCTTGTCGAGACGCAGAACCGGCTTCTCAAGATGGTCAGCAAGCGCGGCAAGGGTCGCTTCTACGCCATCAGTCCGACCGGACAGGCGAACATGGCGCGCGTTGGCGGGCTGTCGCAGTTCGCCGCAACCCGCATCGGCATGGCCGGCACGGCGGCGAACCGACGAGCCTTGCTCAAGCGACCGCGCGGCGGCGCTGCCCGCAACCTACGGGATGCCGGCGTGCATCAGGCGTCGGCTCCGGGCGACCCGCCAGCGCCGGATACGGGCAACCTCCGCAAGACCATACAGCTCGCCAAGCCGCAGCGGACGCGCGTGGGCAATGCATTCGGATGGCAGATCGGCATAGCAGCCGTCTACGCGCGCGCGCTTGAATACGGCTACAAGCGCATCCTGCCGAGGCCGTACGTCAAGCCTGTGCTCGAGAAGATGCGGACGCTCGCGCCGCGCATCATCCGCAACCGTCTACGCTTGAACGGGTTCAGAGCACGATGAAGAACGTAGTCAAGGCCATCTACGACAGGCTCGCCAGCGCGCAGAGCGCAGGCACGTTCCATGCGCTTGTGGTCGGTCGCTACTACCACGTCGAGGCGCCGCAGAACACCGCCTTCCCGCTCGCGGTCTTCACCCTCGAGAGCGTGGACAACGAGGACCAGTTCGGCGGCTCGCGCATTCTGCGCGGTACGGTCACATTCGACATCTTCGTAGAGGCGAGGACGGGCGCAGCCGTGGCGATGGACATCGAGGAGGCGCTCTTCACGCTTCTCGATCAGCAGGAGCTTTCGGGCACGAGCCCATACGGAAGCCTTACGCTGCAGTGCATCGCACGCGGCGTACCATCAGCGACCGACGAGTTCATCGTCATCAGCACTTCGTACAGCCTCTTCACCACGAGGAACGCCTAATGGCAGCAATCAGCGGAAACAGCGGAAACGTCACTGGACCTGCAGGACTCGTCGGCGTCCTGAACACATGGAGCGCCACGATCACGCGCGCAGTCTCCGACGTGACGAGCTTCACCAACAGCGGGCGCAACAGGCTGCTCGGCGTCTATGACCTGACCGGCAGCGCCGGCGGCATCATGGACGACGCTGCGGCGTTCGTCTCGACCAACCAGCCTGCCGTTCAGACCGCCGTGACAGGCTCGACCATCACCCTATCGGCTGACCGCAATACCTCGTCGCTCAACTCGATCGAGGCGAACGTGGTCTTCGAGAGCGTCGCGCTCGGTTCGAGCAAGACCGGAGACGCGACGATCACCTTCAACTTCTCGCTCGCATCGACGGCGACAGGCACGAACAGCCCATTCACGATCAGCTGGTCGTAATCCCATGACGAGGAGAGAGGCGTCCATAGTCGGCACGCCGATACCCGGGCTCGGCTCGGTCGATGTCGTCACCACCGAGCAGGACTGGGTGGTTACGGGCGTGCATCGCGGCCAGCCGTTCCGGCGCTACGTCACGCCGAACGTGACCAAGGAGCAGGCGATCGCGCACGCCGCGCGCGTCATGCGGCTGACTCCAGACGGGCTCGAGTGGATCACGGCGAACCGCCGGCACGAGGTCGAGCGTTGCGTTCGCATGGACGGCGACTGGTTACGATCGCGGACACTATGAGAGCGCCACTCACCATCGGATCGCTGACCCTTCGCTACCTGACCTTGCGCGACTGGTGCGACCTCACGCGCGAATGGCTTGGGGCGAGGCAGCAGGCTCATGAGCAGGCGCTACGCCGCGCCGGCGCCCCGGCGGTCGAGATCGCGCAGGCCATGCAGCAGTACGCCGAGAAGCAGAGCGCCTACGCCCTGCTCATCGAGATGTGCAAGACCTACGACGGCGCGCTTGCCATCCTCGAGCGGTCTGCGCGCAACAGCGGCGTCCAGCCCGAGCAGGTCTTCTCCGCGCTCGAGGGCATGAACCCGGACGACGTGGCGATCCTCGCCATGCGCGCGTGCGGCTGGGAGCTCAAGGGCAACGACTCGGGAAACGCCTAGAGCCGCCGTCCGATCGGGACTGGCGGCGCATCGCTGCAGCCATCGCGCGCTATCTGCCCGGGCTCGGCGACCCGATGGACATGACGCTGCCAGAGGTGGAGGCGTGGAGCGAGCCGATGTCCGAGATCCTGCGCCGCGAGAACGGGACCGGGAACGACGCGGATGACCACCGCGCTAGAGTAGAAGCTGAGATGCGGAGACTCCACGGATGAGCATGGCAGGCGGAAACCCGTCGCTGACAGTCTCGATGCTTGCGGACTCGTCCGGGCTCGGGACCGGACTCGCGCAGGCCGAGGCTCAGGTCCGACAGTCTGCCAACAGAATGGGCAGGGCTGTTGATGGGGCTCTTGGCCGTGGATTGAACCAGATGTTCAATCGCTTTACATCAGCAGGCTTCTTCCTGCAGATTGGCGACACTGTTGCGCGCGGAATTGCAGACGGCATCGGCAAGAACCGCGACATTTACGAGCAGATCATGAATGTGGCGACTCAAGCATTTGAGTCGATCCCGATTGCCGGAGCTCTATGGACAGCCACCCGAAAGCAGGACATGACGAAGGTGGGCATTGGATTGCAGGAGCAACTCCAACGACTGTTCCTGTTTGGCGAATCTCAAATGGGTCCAGAGGGTTCGAGTCAGGCATTCCGATCTGCGGAAGGTGGTCTGATAGGGCAAATACCGGGTCTTGAGCAGCTGCTTCGATCGGTGATGGGAGACTATTTCCCGAAGGTCGGAGAGAAGGGCACGTTCTACAACCTAGATCCTCGAGCCGTCGAGGCGCGCATTATGTTCCTACAGAAGCAGCTCGAGGAGACTGAGCGTCTGCCGACAAGATCGGAACTGATGTCCCAGCAGCTCAGTAAGGTGCTTGGCGGCTCGATGGGTTCGGTCGATACGGCACTTGGTCAGTTCAAGTTCGCGCAAGAGACGACCGAATCCACGGCACAGCTCGTCAAGACGGCGAGCAAGCAAGTGGAGATCATGCTCGAGATCCGCAAGGAGATGGAGCTTCTCAAGAAGCTGACCACGGCAAACTGACATGGCGATCACCGAACTGCCAACCTCACGCCGGATCACGTACAACACCGGACAGCCTGTCGGCATCCGCGAGTACCACGTCCACCCGTACGCCAACGAGTCGGACGTGCTGACCCTGTTCGCCGCAGGCCTGCTTCCAAACAAGTTCGACAGGTGGCCCTCCCAAGGCTTCTTCACGCCTGCCGTGGACCTGCGCGTCTTCGACTACGAGATCGTGCGCGATCCAAACGTGCAGGAGGCGTGGATCGTCCGCATCACCTACCGGGAGTACGGACCCGACCCGATCACGCCGACTCTCGCCCCGAATGAGGAGGGCTACATCTCGATGCGCACGAGCATTGAGACGGAATTTGTCGATGCGTGGCGCCAGTGGGTGGACTACAGCGATCTCGGATCGGCAATCGCTGCAGTTCTCGACAGCTTCTACAAGCCGCGATTCGGCGTCGGAACGCTTGCCGGAGACATCAAGGGCTACCCGGTTGACGTTGCCGGAAACCCAACGAGCGTCATCAACTACAAGCAGCGCATCCAGCTTGAGGTGGTGTCGGCGTACCGCCCGAGCGCGCACATCTACCAGACCTACCTTGGCACGCGGAACCTCACCACGTTCCTCAACTGCAATCCGGGCACTGCCGTATTCACCGGCGTCGAAGGCGCGATCAGCAGCCCGGGCAAGTGGACTCTGACGTTCAACTTCGACGTTGACTTCTTCTACCACCTCAAGCAGGTTCCCAAGCGCCACCCGAACGGATCGGTCGTGCTGAATGCGGAAGGGCAGGAGAACGAGCGCGCGGCGCACGCCAAGATCGTGTCGTGGGTGCAGCCGTTCCCGCTCGGCACGGAGTTCCGCAAC